TAACCAACCTGCTTATGTGAATCCCAGCATGCTTCATCCATATCTTCGCTTGGGCCTGGATGCGTTGACTTCTTAGCAACTGCTTTATCTCTATTCATCATCTTCTGAATCTTCTGAAGTTTTTCTCTATCAGCCTCTTTTTCAGCTTTAGACTTTCCAAACTTATCACGCATAGGAGTCATTGATCTTGCTATTTCACTGACAGGTTTTTTCTCATCAGCAGTTTTCTTCATGGCTTTGCGAGCAAGATTCTTTGCAACGTTCTTATCCTTGACAACGTTACCGAATTTATCTTTTCGTTGCGCTTGAGGCTTTTTCCAACCTGAATCATATGACCATGAATGTGCTTCAAATGTTAACATAGACTCTTCATTAGTTGATTCTTTTCTACGTATGAATTGACCATCAGGTTTATTCATACCAGCACGAGATGCAGCGGCAGCGGCAGCTTTTTTCTTAGTCTTTATAGCTTTTCTTTTATTCATAGCATCAGCTTGCCTTGCTCTTAGTTTATGATGATTCTGAATTTTGCGTATCATCGCATATTCTTCTTCGTCAGTTATTTCAGCTATACCAACATCTTCTTTCATTTTTGTAACGTCGTTAGCGCTAGCTGTAGCGGCGCCATGTCTATACTTAATTTGATGTGGCATCTTATTATGAGGCTTTACATTCACACGACCATCTTTATGAACATGTATAACTTTATGAGCATCACCTTTATGTGGTCCTCGTTTAACTGTGACTGTATCACCTACCTTATGTGCCATCTTTTATCCCTTTACCTTAGCTGCGAGGTCCTTATCTGCTCCGCCCCACGTACCTGATGATTTTGTTGTGAATGAATTAACTCTAGCCATAGCCCACTGTTGTGGAGTAGTGCCCGGTCTGTGACCTGTTTTCCAAGCGGCCATACCTCTGTTGTATACCTGTTTTAGAATACCAAGAGGCATTTTACTTTTTGCGGCTTTATTCTTTAAGCCTTCGTTTTCCGTAATGTATTGACTAAAGCGAATCATGACTATTTCTTCTTATCTGGATGGCCTCTACCGCCATCTGCTTTGTTTGCCCATACTGCTTTACGCTGTGCTGCTGATACATAACCTTCTTCTTTATCCATCATTTTGCCTTTGGCCAATTTTCTATAACCTTTACGAATACTGGTTTTAGCATCAAAATTTTGCCGGGCAGCTATTTTCGCACCCGGAGTGGCTGTGCTGTGAGGATATCTTGCCTTATGGATATCTGATTTAGCATCTCTTTTTACAACGTCAGCTGCAGCCTTTTTTCTGTACTGCTTCATTTTATCAGGACTTAGCTCATCGAGTGTGCCTTCCTTATAAATGTGTGGATGCTCTTCTTTTGCATGATCGTGATCACCACCATAGTGATTACCAAGAGCTTTTTTTACATTCTTTTTAGGACCATGATAACTGACTTCATCATCGCCGTGGTATTTCGTTGTAACACCATGCTTCTTTTTCATATGAGCTGCATGTGCTTTTTTCTGAGCTTCGTTTTCGTGTGAGTGCATAGCTCTATTCGAACTTGCAGTCTCATCTATTTTCTTTTCTTGTAAGCCTTCCCTTAACTCGAAATAACTTTTCATTAGTCGTCTCCAAACATTTGTTTAAATTTTTTAGTGTGTTTACTAGGTTTAGTTTTTGCACTAGCATCACCTGGTGCAGGTTTATATGATTTAGGATCGCCGTCAGGCATTTTAGCTTGACGCTTGAACTGTGCTTTACGTTTGTCCTTAGTAGACTTTGCTAATCCTTTATGATATGCAGGATTATTAGCTTCCTTAGGTGCAAACTTCTTTTTAATATCTGCGACTGATGCATCTGTACCATAATCAAGTACTTTCTCTACAGCGTCTAACCATTGACGAGTTTTATTGCCATTAGCTTCAACGATAACGTAGTTGGTACCACAAACTGTAATGGTACCAACTTCGTTCGTCTCTTTTATAATGACCTCATCACCCTCACTAAATAGTTGTCCCTCTACATAAGCTTCACGCTTTGGAGAGACTGAGTCAAATTGTATCATATTCTTAAATTCTTTTGTTTCTTTGAGTCCTAGTCCTCTTCGAACATCGTTAAATAATTTCTTAGCATCATTATTGGACATTGCATTTGGAAGACCCTGTGCAAAGTTAGTGAAATCATTATCGACTGCGTACTTACGCTGCTTAGTGCCTGATGCACCTTCAGCTCCTTCCGCGTCTGGATCTCTCTGTCCAGCTGATACTATCTTAATTCCGTCTTTAAAGTTGTAAAATCCATGTCGGCCTTTCTTGCCGTTGTACATGTTCAACCTTTTATTGTATTCATTCACGCGATCAGAACCAGCAACCATTACACAGCTACGGAATCCTTCATTGTATAAAGCAGTCAATGCTGCAAAAGGTGTTACCACTTTCTTGTTCATCATTACCTGACGAGCATGCTTAGGAAACATCTTGCGCACATACTTGATTTTTGAATTGTATGGGATTGGGTTTTTCTTATCATTTGACAGTGATAAGAATACACGGTATGGATTGCGTCCTGATGTAGACGCAAGTTTATCTAATAACTTACCATGACCTATAGTGGGAGGATTCATTCTACCAAAGGTAAAATAAACTGTTTTTTCCTCCTCAACCAGAAATTGAGAAAAACTATTAATAGGCATTTACTTACCGCGTTTCCTTTGCACTTCTTGTTTACGCTTGTCTTTTCGCATACGTCTACCTAAGTTTTTGATGCGACCTGCAATCTTACCTAGACGTTTCTCTAGCGTTCCCTTTTGAGCGACGGATAATTCGGATTTGGCTCTGCCTTTAGACATTTTTTTACCAGCATCGGTACGAGCTTGCCTTTGTGCACGTTTCTTAATACGCTTAGCATCTGCTATCTTGTACTTTAGTTTTTTCTTACCAAGTGCAAGTTTAGCTTTATTCTTCTTCATCTTGACTTTTGCTGCACGACGTTGTGCAGGTGTCCAAGCGCGTTCTTCTAATTCATCGTCGTTTTCTACGAATTCTCTGAATCTTAACATTTTAGTTCCGTCCCGGTTTATCCCATCCCTTTAATATATTGGGTGAAAAGTTGTTATATGAAAATTCCATACGGTCAACAAGTTTCACTGCATCACCACCAAGTTTATCAATAGCAACAAAGCCTTCGGCACCTGTCACTTTGAATCCATTCTTTGTCTTCACAAAAGATTTAACTTTCTGTAATGTATTAAGCTTATTTATAAGTTTTAATTTCGCTACTACAATTAATTTTTGCAGTTCGAACATTTTTATTAGATTCGCTTTATTCTGCGGTGAAAAGAACGACAATAGCTGCTGTTTAGCATCTCTTTGAGACTGCTTGCCCTTCTCTGACTTACGTTTAGCTTCTTCTTTACCATACTTGAGGCCTATCCATTTGATTAGCATGTCAGTATGGCGTCTTGTATTCTGTACTACTTGTCCTTTACGAACATATTTATTATTAAATTGCTCAATCAATTGTGCAAGCTTTTCGTTACCTTGTAGATCTCGCAGTGTCGAACCTGCAATCTGATTGAATAATTTACCGGCCTGTGACAATGATTTATTTACATCATCAGTTTCTTTCTTAGTCATCAAAAGGTTTGTATGATCTCGCAACATTGCGTCTTGAGACCATACAGCTTTTGATTTTTTCATTCCTCTAACGTTGACACCGTAACTGGCTCTGAGGGAATCGAAACTAGTTCCACTATACGTTGTGTGCCAGACGATCCCAATGGTAGCGCGCCTGATATCGCTAGCAGCATCATTATCAGCAGGAACAGCATAAACAATGGTGTTTGGATGAAACGTGACATATTTATTTCCTTTAATGGTTTCTTTCTTTATATCACCAGGGCCAAACAAGAAGTCGCCTTGAACAATGCCTTTAATTCCAAGTTTGGGCAGTTCACGTAAAGCAGACTTAAGCTTAAGAGCAAGGTCGCCACTAGTGTCATTATCAACATCAGCAGCGGTCTTATAAACTTTGGGGTTCTTATTGAAGATCCCTTTTTTCGCAACGAAGAATACTCCGTCCGTAGGATCAGTGCCAGCAAAAATAGCAGGGGCACCATCCCACTTAACAGATACGTTACCATCTTGTTCACCTTTCAGCATATCGCGTAAAGATCTTAATGCATTGATTGCTTGTCGAGTACCTTCCACTCCACCATAAAGAACTTTGTCCTCTATATGTGTCATGTGAGTATTCTTTTGCTCAGTCAATGTTTCTTTAAACGGTATCATCTTGTTTCCCTGAATGTCATATCGGTATATTATACCACGTTTCTTATGATTTGTACAATCTTTAATGTGCGTCGTAATAAGATTTACTGATTTCGCCTCTGTTTACGGTGTTTGCATCAGTTGTTTTCTTTGTCTTTACATATATAGATGTACCACCTGTTGTACGAATACCATTAGATGATTTTGCCCACAGCTTTCTTTGCTGTGGAAACCCTGCACCAGGATCTGCCGGTGCATTATCATACTGCCAACCAGTAAGATTAGTTATGTTTACATATGCCATTAGTCAGGTTCTCCCATCAATATGTCATACTGTGTTTGATCTACTATACCTTCGCGCAATAGCTTTTCACGATTTGCCATGTGCTTCATAGTAATCTCTTCTTTCGATCCACCAAAGTAAGCCACTGCGTGGCCTTCTTCAATCATGAGCTGTGTTAATCTTTTTATTGTATAAGCATTGTTTTCTTGCTTGTACTCAAATTCAAAATCACCAAGAATACGACCGAACTTGCCTTTCATATCTTCGCCATGTTTATTTTCTTCTGTTATAAGCTTTAGCTGTACTGACTCGAATAGTTCTTTTACTCTTGCCTTTGCAGCTTCACCAAATAAATCTTCTACTTTATCGCTTGTTCGTGACTCGGGTGTATCTATACCCATAATACGTACTCTTTCATCATGTAACCATATACCAAATCCTAAATCAATATCAACATCTACCGTATCTCCGTCAACGACCTTTACTAACCTTACGTCGTATTTGTTTTCGGTTGCCATTAGATTTCCTCTATATTTTTCTTTTTAATTGCTATTGCAAATACTCCAACTCTTGCAGTGCCGACTGTTACGCCACCTGCATTAGCCCCTCTATCACCCGTATATCTTGCATAAAATATTGCTTTATAATCACCCTTCGGAACGGCTCCATTATTATCTTGATGTCTTGATTTTATATAATAATTTCTACCACGTTTTTTAATCTTCATAGGACCCTGATGAAATTCGTCTACGTTGTTTTTACCTGGTTCTTTTCCATAATCTACGCCCCATACAGATTGTAAAATTAATTTTTTATTGTTTAAACTTCTCCATGCGGTATCACCGCTTTTCATTCCTTCTGGAAATTGTTTCTTTAGAGCAAGCATCCAATCTGTAACAAGTTTATTATTTCTAAATATCTTATCAGCTAAACCTCCATACTGTTGAAAGTCTTTAGCAGTTGAGCCATCTTTATGAGATATCCATGCAACTGCTTCACCCGTAGCATCAACTAAATGAAAATCTGATTTAGGTGTGCCGAATGTAGATTCTACACCTACTACCATTACTTTTGTTTTACCAACTATCATA